TATCTGCGTCATACTCTGTGGATTCGCGATGCCGGGTCCATGGACCACAGAAAACCCCAGCAGCGCGGACAGTCTTGTCAGCAGCCTGCCTGGCAGAGTCCAGTAACTCTAGCAAGATCCTGGCGCCTTCGATGACTGGCTCATGCTGTCTCTTGTATGCTTCAAGGCGTTGTTGAAGGGCTAGGTAGTTAGCAACTTCTGGGATGCTGTCTGGGTCTACGGTTTGTGTCATGTTATCTCTATACCTCTGATGTCATCTTCTGTTAGGTCTCGTTCCCCGGGCAATATCCCAAAGGCTTCCTGCATATACCTATCGTACACAGCAGCGGCGTGTTTCATATCCTTCGCGAAGCATTCTACTGGGCTACCCGGGCTGCGGTCTGGCAGTTTTCTTAGGACATAAGCGGGGTGCAACGTCGGCAATAGCAGGTAGCGCACGCGGTTGAGCTCTACGGGCAAGGAGAGCTGCCCTTGTATCTTGCGCTCCCAAACTTTCTTTTTGGCTGTCAGCGTGGGTACGTGCCAGCTGCCCTCTATCTCGATTTCTTGGACACACCCACGGATGCTGGTGATGGGCGTTGCTTTACCTGTTAGTGCTTTAACCGCAGCAGCGCCTAGGGCGACGATCAGAACAGGGTCTACTAAATAAATCTGTTCATGGAGCCTAGCTTCACAGGCAGCTTGCTGTATTTGTGTCGGGGCTTCGTCACCTACGAAGTGCTCTTCCAATCTAGTGCGGTAATTGGTACGCATGATAGGTTGCCCTTCGCTGGTGTAGGCTGGGGCACAAGATCTGCACGCTACTGTATTTGTGATGTACGCATCGCGAAGGTTCAGCAGCCGGATGGTATCTCTGAGGATCTGGCCAGACTTGCCTACGAATGGTTGCCCAGACTGCTCCTCGTTCTTACCCGGCCCCTCACCTATGAACATGATTCCGCCAGTGACTCCCTCACCGAAGACTAGCGGGAAGCCATTTCCTAGGCGCCTCTCTGCGAGGTTGCAGCGTGTGCAGTTTTCCCACTCCTGGCGTAGTTGCGGTAATGACTTCCTGTAGTCCCTCATACCAATCTGTTGTTGCCTGCTATTGTTATCCCCGACCTAACAGCTCGTTGTTGTAGGACGATTTGCTCACCTCTTGCTATGAGCTCCTGGTAGGCCTCTTGGTCTTCTTTAGGCAGTTCGGTTAGGAGCTGAACAGCTGTGGGTTTAACGTAGAGATGCGATTGCTCCCACGCTAGGCTTACCCCCAAGGGCAGGGCGGTCACATTGTGCCGTATGACTGGTTGGTGGGTTCTTTCGTCCATCATAGTCATGTGCTGGTCTATCAAAAGCAGAACTGGGCTTAACTTGATGGTGGACCCACATAGTTTTGCTAGTTCGTGATCCGCCGGTACTAACCGACCTATGTAACTGTTGCTACCGCTGTAGGCGACTAACCAAAAAGTGAGGTCTTGCATGAGCGTACTCCTGGGTGTCCGTGTAACTCATAGGTGAATGGCCCACCGCTCTCTATGGGCCAACTACGCAGATGACTGCGAGTCTTTTGGCACATACCAATTACTGGGCCTATGTTGTGCTCGATGATAAGTAACAAGGGTGCTTTCTTGCCGCTCTTAGCCCGCTCTGTGCGGCCCTTTATCTGCTGAAGTGACCACTTATTGGAAAAGGGCATGGTGGTAATGACCGTGTCTAGAGCGCGGCTATCTAAGCCCTCTTTACCGTACTTGGTGATAGCAAAAACCACCTGTTTCTCAGCAATGTACTTATAGCGCACCGAGGGCTTTATGTCGTAGATCATTAGACCACCAGTTGTTAGCTGTACCTGCAGGTTCTTTAGATACTCGCGCTGTCTACGGTTGTGCTCTTGGGTTATCTTCGCTTGAATCTCACATTGGAGCAGGCACTGCTCAAGTTCTGCTTGTTCTGCTAGTAATGCCCCCCGGTCCACGACCGCCAAAGTGCTAGAAGCGAGTTTGGTATTTACGGCGGCTAGGGCTTTCTGTTTGGCGTGCTTCTTCTTCTTTGGCAGGTCCAGTGGTGTTAGCACCTCTCCTACGTCTTGTGGGGTTGGCACAGGGATGTCTGTATAGAGAGCTGTAACCCCATTCCACATGGCGCACAGGTTCACGGCTTCGTCTACAGAGTTACAAAGAACAAGTACCTTTCTACCCTCTTGAACGGCAGTACCAACACGTGCCAAGACATGATGGAGATGCTCTGCCCACTGTCCGTAGTAAACAGCCAGCATGGACAGATGCAACTCCCCACGCTTATCCCGTATTCGGCAGCCTGGCCTGGTCTCGTCTGGCGTAAGCCCCGTCCAGTCAAAGGCAACTCTGGCAGTTAGGTCCTGTGTGAGGTTCTTGTGAAGAACTGGGCCAACGTGCATGTCGTAAATGACGTGCAGGCCGTCTACACGCTCAGGTGTAGCAGAGAGCAACAGTCGGTACCCGTAGAATAGCTCTGCTACAGGGGCGAAGGTAGGGGCGCTAATGTGGTGCCCCTCTTCGAAGATAGCAATGCGGAAGTGCCTGCGAAAGTCCTCCCCAACCGTCGATGCTAGCTTTCCCAACGTGTGGTACGTTGCTAAAACTATGTCCTTCTTCCAGTCAAAGACGCCGGCTTGAACCCTGCCTACACCGGTTGGCACTACTAAGAGGCTCGCTATCTCTTTGGTCCACTGTTCTAGTAGCTGGGTGTTGTCAACAACTACAATAGCTGGACCGCCGTACTTAGCCACGAAGTCGAGAGCGATTACAGTCTTTCCTGCGCCGCAGGCTAATTGCAGGATGCCACTATGCCCCGAGAGCAGAGCGTGCATGGACTGCTGCTGCACACTCTTTCCAGTGGGTTGGAGCACATCAATGCCGTCCTCTACTTTCCAGGTATGGTCTAGTAGGACCTTGCTGGCGATAGAGGAACTAACAAGATCTTGTGGTCTGCAGTCCACGATTGGGAAAGGTAGCCCTTCGAGCCGCCAGAAGTAGCGTGGCACTACTAAGTGGTGTGGTGTCTCCCTCCACAAGGTTAGCGTGCGAACCTTATTTTCCAGGCGTGGATCTTGAAAAGTGTAGGTGAGGGCGCTCTTCACGCCCTCGACACTCACTAACGACTTCGGTATCCAGAGATGTGCATCTAGGTACCCCTGGTCTGGTCTACGAAGCACTATTCTCATTTTGGAGGCTGCATGATGGTGGGCTGCGGTCCGGGTTGTGGTGCTGGGTGTGACCGAAGTGGGTTATGGTCGAAGAAGCTAGCTGTGGAATGGCCCAGTGCTTTTGCCATCGACCTGCCGACTTCAGCTAATAGTCTAGCCCACCAGGGCGTTCCATCTAGAGGTTCCGGCACGGCCAGGTAGGTCGGCATCTGAGCTCCGGGTTGCTGATAAGGAAGCGGCACCTGTTGTGGTCCTTGCTGAGCCACCCAGGGTGCTGCATACCCAGTAGTTGGGTACCCAGTCATAGGTGGCTGCATCGGCCTGAAGCCCGGAGCTGGTTGTGCTAACGGGAACAGCGCTGGAGGTGGTAGTGGCGGGGCTTGTAGCTGCGGTGCTTGCGGTTGTGCTGGGATTGGCTGGAATGGTTGTTGGTAAGGTTGGTACGGTGGGTATTGTGGGTAGCTCACTTTGTTTTCCTTGGCTGCTCTACACCGGTCATAGGCTGAACATCTCTTACGTAGGCTACTCTCGTTGTCTGGGTCGATGTATGCAAGGTCAAAACCACCCGCACACTCGACACGGTTTTGCTCCCAGAGTCTGCCGAAGCAACTCCAGGATGCTGGATTACTCATAGCGCCTCCATAGTTCGTGTCTCAGAGTTCTTATCCCTGAACCTGCTGTATATTCCCTTCCTCATGTGGGCGTTGTACCCTTGCAAAAGAGCCCTATTAACGTACTGACTCTGGAGTGTGCATGGAAAAGCTCAGTGGATTGATCCTGGATTACTATGATGACACCTCCGGGGAGGTTCTTAGGGCTATCGAGGGGTCAGACGAGCTGGTCAAATCAGCTGAAGTACTAGGTACGGAGGAGCGCAGCAGGTTGCCAGACGACACGTTCGCTCTAGTGTTGTTGGACGGGACCAACTCCCTCCAGAAGTTTTCTATGCTGGATGAGGGGAACACTCGGCTCAGCATCGAATACTTCTTGCGGACTGGCCACAAGTTACCGGAGGAGGCACAAAAGGTTGCTGCAGAGAATCTCCTTATTGGCTGCGGTTGGTACGGAATAAAAACCCCGCCGGAGTTGGAGAAGATTGCTATCGGAGCACTCGGGTTGTTGGGCGCTGGGTTGGTTCTGCCGGGAGTTGCTAGCGAGGCTTCCGGTAACCTCAAGGCAGTACGTACTGCTGGCGGTGCTATAATTACACCCAAGCAGATTAAGTTGATACGGATGCAGACGGGAGTTTGATTGATGCACGAGCTTGAAGACTACCTGCTGGGTAAGAATGCAGAGACGAGTGGTACAGACTTGATGCCGTACAGCCCATCACCGGCCAGTAAAAATAAGGATCAGTCACCTACCAAAACGATCCCAAAGGTGGGCTCGACGCAGGTTGGTAAGGTACGTCCCCACGTGGATGTGACTGACAAAGAGGCGACTAAGGCGGCCGAGTCCTCGGAAGTACGGTTTTTAGCATTGCCTAGTCTGGGGCGTTACCCGTTAGATAGCTATGAGCAGGTGAAGACTGCCTGTACGTACTTCCAGGAATGGGGTCGACGATTTACTCCTGAGCACAGACATGAATACTGCGCCAATCTTGTGAAGAGGGCTAGCTCCTTGGGGATCTCTGTTACTGAGGAGATCTCTAAGTATGGCTCTGTCACATATGCATCGTCTGCAGAGCTGGAACTTGCTCTTGCTGGTAGGGCGAGTGTTACGTCTAGCGATGAGCATAGAGCTCTGCTCGAGAGTATAAAGGTCGCCCAGCCAACGGTTGAGCCAGAGGTGTTCGCCAGGTTGCTATCGGAATTCGATAAGTTGGCGGGGATAGCTCACTTGTACGATGCTGAGATATACGACCCGTTCTTTACCACATTCGGGGTTAAGGCTGCTACAGATACGGGTGTGAAGTCAGAACTGTCCGATTCCCCTAGCGGTGCTCTCATCATCGGTAATGACTATGTCACCGCTAAGAACCTGAAAGAGTTTGCCCTGACGGGGTTGGCGTCACTGCCAATGTACAAAGAAGAGTTCTACACGAAGTTTCGAAAGGACCCGATAGGCACTTTCAATTCGTTGCCGCTAGACCAAAAGAAACAGATAGCCAGGCTAGCTTCTAGCCTTACAGAAGATGTAGCCTCCACGTGAGGAATGGTAGTGTGCAGGCACCTACAGGGACTCACTTCTTAGCGGCGTTACGTTCATTGCGGGGGAGCCCTGCCACTCTGACGGCAATAGCAGAGCAGGGGTTAGCTACTGAACCTGGGTTAGGGGAAAGTGATCCTACGCAGGCACTTGAGACTATCGAGGAAGACACTGAGATAGCGAAGACCTCTGCAGAGGCTACTTCTGGGGCAGTGACACGTAGTAACTTCTTTCAGCATCCTGATGCTCATCCAGTAGCTTTAGACCTGTTGCTGCTACAGCATTATGGGCCTGAGTGGCTGACCTGGGAGCCAGAGGTTTTGGAGTGGCGCATACCACAAGACTTTCGGTCGCCAGACGTTAGCTCGTTGTGCATGACTAAGATCCAGGCCATGAAGACGTTACATTTCGTGGATGCTCCCTGGGAGAATTGGGAGGTATTCCTGTGGGTGTGCATGAGCGTGAATGGCTTCTACCCAGATTTTGAGATGATGCAGGCTCCAACTGCTGCCCAGACTATGGTGGCTATCGACATCTTCTTCAAAGTGCGCCAGGACGTGCAGTGGAGTGAAGAAATCAAGGTATACCTAGGAACTGTGTGGCGTGCTGACGGCATCCTGCAGCCGATACCCCCCGCTGACTTTTTTGCGATTGACACTGAGGGGCTGCCACTAGACATTGAGTCTGTGAAAGCTCGCTGGCCAGAGGTTCTCCGGTCTGGGGTAGCCCCCATTGTGGAGACTGTGGAAAATGAGCAATTAAGGCGACTGCTCGTAGTGCACCGGCATCTGCTGGCAGATCGGGCTAGACTCGACGGGCAACTACCTCTGGTACTGGATGGCTGAGCTCACCAAAACATCGCTTGCGTCTTTCCACACCGAGTTGGTGAAGGAGGCCCTGGGTGGAGATCTTCTCCGCTTGGCCCGCAATGCTTCGCGGTCGGTGCGCGGCGCTGTCACCAGCCCAGCTACCCACCGTGTGGCAGGTGGCTTAGCAGGTGGCGTGGGGGCAGGTGGGTTAGCAGGTGGTGTGTTGGGCGCTGGCTATGGCGGTGCCAAGGGTTACCAAGAAGCTAGGGCGCAAGGACAGACGGTCGGTGGAGCCCTGAGAGCTGGTTTATCTGCAGGCACACGTCAGGGAGTCCGCGGTATAGGACAAGGGGCCCTTGTGGGCGGAGCTCTAGGTGGGGTGGGCGGAGCTCTCTCTAAGAGGGTGCCTACTGCTTTGGCACAAGCACCCCTTGTAGGAAGTGGGGCCAGATTTGGCCAGAGGCAACTTCATGGGATTACCGGATGGACACCGGAGGCTGGCGTACGGTCTATTAGGGGTGGGGCTTACGGAGCTGAGCGTGGTGTTGAAGAGGCCCTTGGGTCTTTGGAGAAGGCCCATCAAAAAAGTAGGGGTGTAGCAAGTGCGCAGAGGGGATTGGACCGGGCAGTTACATATAGAAGGGCTGCTGGGCGTGCCGAAGAGTTAGGGCTTACCAGTCTTCCAGGGTATGCAAAGGCACTTCGGAAGGACCCTGTGGGGGCGTTGAAGGCGGGCTTTGGGGAGCAGTGGCATGGAGCCACTGGAGTACCCAGGGTTTTGGCGTATGGTGGCTCTGGAGCTCTTGTGGCGGGGGAGGCTTTGAAGGATGACCCGGGTGGCAAAGGTAGGCTGGAGCGTGCTGGTAGAGCTTTGGGTAGTACCTTACCTATGTTGGCTGGGCCACTCCCTATAGCTGCGTCTCTTGCGGCTACTCCGGCTATGGCTGCAGTGGGTGGATTACCCGGCAAAATCAAAGAAAGGATAACCCGAAGAAAAGCGTCTGGGCACTTAGCAGCCCCGCCTTCCTTGGAACCGGCGAATGCGACTACCCAGCCTTCGGGATACCTGTATGCTGACAGGGGCCCAGGCGGCATGGAAGGACCTGTCGGATGAGTATTGTAGGCGGTAGCTTCGGATTCTCTGCGGGTCCTGCCAACGCTATGCGTTTCGCTCCAACTCGTGGGCGGATCGGTGGGGCGCCGATGCAGGGGGTTAATTACCCGAGTCCGTTTTTCGATGTCGCGCATACATACTTGCCGGTCACCATCAAACAGATGTTCCGGTGGTGTCGCTACTACTTTCTAACCAACCCACTGATAAACGCGACTGTCTTTAAGCTGTCCGAGTATCCGGTTACAGACATAGTCGTAGACCACCAAGATGCGCAGGTCCGTAAGCGTTGGACTAGTTACTTCCAAGAGCACTTGGCGATACGCCCGTTTCAAATCGAGTGCGGGTTGGACTACCACGCTTACGGTAACTCTCTCGTAAGTATAGGGTTCCCCTTCAAGAAGTTTCTACGGTGTGCTTCTTGTGGTTTCCAAGAGAGGGCTGACAAGATACGGCAGCACTGGACCTTTACCAACTACGCGTTCAGGCTTTCGTGCCCCGGTTGTGGAATGACCTCAGAGTCAGAAGCTAAGGATGTGTACTACAAGAATGCTAGCGGGATAAACCTGATCCGCTGGAACTGCGAGCATGTTGAGATCAACTACAATGATATAACTGGCGAGAGCACTTACTTCTACACCATCCCACCGGCTGTGCGGAACGACGTGGTGATTGGGAAGAAGGATGTAGTTGAGTCTGTTCCACAAGTCTTTATACAGGCGATGAGGCAGCAGAAGGGGGTGGTGTTCGCGAAGGATAACTTCTTCCACATGAAGCGAGCCACACTAGCGCAGCAAGATCGTGGTTGGGGTATCCCACTGTCGCTGCCAGTTCTGAAGGATGTTTTCTACCTGCAGCTAATGAAAAAGGCCCAAGAGGCCGTGCTGCTTGAGCATATGTTGCCACTTCGTGTCTTGTTCCCACAAGCTGGCTCCGGGACAAGTGACCCGTACGTGACCCTGAACCTCAGAGATTGGAAAGACCATATTGCGGCTGAGATAGCGCGTTGGAGGCTCGACCCACTATATATTCCGATTTTGCCGCTACCCATAGGTCATCAATCTATCGGTGGGGATGGTAGAGCACTGTTGCTGACTCAAGAGATTCAAGTGTGGTCTGAGCAAATCATGGTAGGAATGGGGGTTCCAAAAGAGTTCCTCCTTGGAGGGCTTTCCTATGCGGGCTCATCTGTCTCTATGCGTATGCTGGAGAACGCCTTTCTCAATTACATTCTTCGGCAGAAGCAGCTAGCTAACTGGGTCATGAAGATGGTCGCTGCCTATATGGATTGGCCTGTGGCTCGGATACGATTCAAGCCCTTCAGAATGGCGGATGATATACAGCGCAAGGCTTACCTGTTCCAACTCAATCAAGCCCAAAAGATCTCTGATACGACACTCCTCGCTGATGCAGACCTTGCGCAGGATGAGGAGGATGAGATTATGCTGCAGGAGACCGATAAGCGACTCGAGTCCACGAAGAAGCAGCAACTCGCACTGGCTGAGGTACAAGCAGAAGCTCAGCTTATTCTGGCGAAGGCGCAGGTTAAAGCTCAGCAAGTTTCGCAAGAAGCGCTATCTGCACCCGTTGCGCCAGGTGAGCCTGGAGGACCATTGGATGGTATGCAGAGTCAACTAACTGCTAAGTCTGATATGGGGCTCAAGCAACCTGATGCTATGCCAGGGAGAGGTCAGATGGCTGGGGCTTCGATTACTGACTTGGCGAATCTCTATGCACAACAGCTTTCGGCAGTACCCGAAAAGCAGCGTGAGCTCTCGCTGCAGACCATCGAGGCGCAAAGTCCAGAATTGGCGCAGCTCGTAAGGCAGATCCTTAGCCAGCAAGAACCTGGGCAAGATACTACTGCAGGGGCTGCAGCCTCAGCTGTGGATATGCGCCCGTTACCGGAGCAACGAAGCCCAAGACGCATGGCTGCTGCAATCTGAGGCTAAGAAGTAGGGCCCGAAGGCCCTATTATTGTGGTCCCCTCACGTTGTGTTGTAGCTATCTCGCACTTCTTGGCTGTCACTCATGATGATGGTGGTCCCCCAGTCTGCGGGCACTCGTTGGTAGCTTGACGGCACGATGCACCACACAACCTCCATTCGCTTAGGAGGTTCATCCGGAGCTGTGCCGTCACCGTCAGTGAAGTAGATAACCAGATCGGGTCTTGGCCGCATTGCCTCAAGAGCTTTTAGGGCTGGCCTGAAGTCTGTGCCACCTCTACCTGTTACGGGCAGAGTGGGTATATCCCTCACCCGGATGTATTGCATGCTCGCTACGTCTGCGTCTGCATCTAGAAACAGGGCCTGGTCTATGCCTAGTTGGGTTAGGACACTGCAAGCCTCCGTGCGTGCAGTGAGGATTTGTTCCTCACCCATCGAGCCCGAGCTGTCCTCTATCAGTGCGACTTGGGTCTTCTGGCTGATCAGCCCTGGTCGCAGCATGCCCCGGGCGTAAGATCTCTTGGATGGTCTTTTCAGTGAGAAGTCAGAATGCCCAGCCATGATGCGGCCAGTCGATTTGCGAATTACGTACCGGAGGATTTCCCTCCAAGGCACTAATGGCGCCTGGTCTTCCCAGGTTAGGAGGTCCTTTAGGAAGTCTGGTGTGCTGCCTCTGCCCCTTCGTTCATGTGCCTGCAGGGCCCTAATACTCTCTTTGCGGATGTGGGATACCTCTGCGCTACTTCTCCCATGGGCGGCATTGAGCTTTTCCTCTAATCCCTGCGAGAGTGGGTTGCCCGCGATGCTGCCACAACCGCCCGCGAATATCTTGTTCTCTATCTTTTGGCCTCCTACGGAATAGGGTTTTCCACCGGCACCTCCCTGCTTACCGCCAGCGCCCTTACCGTTTTTAGGGCCCCCCTTGTTGCCCATGGGCTCTTTTGGGAGAGCTTTCAGTAAGTCGTAGTATTCCTCCATAGTCAGCCCAGCCACAAATTGTGCGAGGCCCTTTTCTCTGAATTTCTCACTTGTGCATGCCCAGCTAGGAAGTTCCCACGTCCAGGCCGTATTTTTTATGCTGAGCATGTCATCGTTGATCGGTATGTCTGCAGCGACGTTGGCGAGATCCTTGTCCTCCATACCGAGAATCCGGTCCATACCCCGTAGTATGTGCATGCATTCGTGGGCCAGACACGAAGCTCGCATCTTTACTGAGCTGAGGCTTAGGAACCACTCAGGGTCTATCGCGCAGACCAGACTTGTGGTGACACCCAAGGTTTTTAGGTCTGGTACCCACACAATCCTGAAGGCATACACCGTAGAAGAGAAGTACGGTGCAGCCATCTTGAGATAGGCCCTTGCTTCGGCAAGGGCCATATGTGCCTCTCTGTAATCTCCCATCAGTTATCCAATTGGGTGGCTACGTACTTGAGCATGCCACTTTCCGCAAGCCAGTAAATTAGAGGTTCGCACGCAGCCTTGAGCTTTTCGTTGTCGTGCCCCTTCCTAGATAGGCCTGCCGTAATCAGCGTTTGAGCAGGTCCGATGACTAGGTCTGGCATTCCTGCTTCTTTGACAGAGGTCAGAAACTTCCAGCCAGCAGCCGCGAGCTCGTACTTCTCTTTGGGGTCTACCAGCGTTGTGATATAGGCTGTCACCGAGGACAAGACTGCTAGGGTGAGGTCCAAGCGACTGTTGTCTGGCTTCCAGCCTTTCACTAGTACCTGCAGTGGGGAGGGGAGATCTGCCGACTTTGACCAGGTAAGGAACTCCGCGGCTGGGCCCTCACCAACGCAACCTTCGAGGAAGACCGACTCCAGTGTCTTGTCGTACCCCAATGCATTTATGGTGGCTACGGCTCTGCAGGCCATCGCCCAGGTTCGCGGAGAGGCCCAACAGTAGCCAGCTTGTGGGTGTGACGACAGGGGCTGCCGGTGCAACATGACTTGGCGGTCGTGCATGAATCCAGCAAACAACCCCTTTGCATGGCTGTACGCCATGTCCCAGTGGGCTTTAAGCTGAGTCTCTGACAGGGTCACGTCTAATTGCCGGTGGACGTTTTCTGAGAGGAGCCATGCTATCCAGGCTGAGGGGGTCGGAGATCGTGTTTGGAAGTGAGCCATGCGATTGGCCATCGGGGCCTCTAAGGCCCAGCCACCAGCAGATAACTTAGGTGGATTGGCCGCGCCCAGTACGCGGATTCCGGGAGAGAACTGTACGTCTCCAACGATGCGGTCGTTCACCATGCCTAGCATGGCACCTTGTGTCGCTGGCGTTGCGCAACTCATCTCGTCAATGAAGAGGATACCTCTCTTAGCCGCGTTTAACTTACGCACTTGGGGCAACAGGCATTCTACGCGCACTTCGCCGTTGCCTACTGGGATTGGGACGCCAGAGAAGTCCTCTGGCTGTTTCTGCCCTGGCAGAATGACTTCACAGATGAGGCCTGCGCTGGCGGCCACCTGTTTGATCCTGTCTGACTTTGCTATGCCTGACCCTCCCCAAAATATGCTGGGCAGTCCCCACGTGCAGGTGGGGTCATGCGGGTTGCCCATGGGTGTCATGATTGACACGGCTGCAACTTCGGTGAACTTGTCGGAGACGTCAGGTACTGTGGCATCTGTAATGCAGGTCTCTACTACGGCGGCTTTACTTGATTTTGCCATGGCTATTCTTACTGTCCTTGTATCACGGGTAGTGCGTATCGATTCTGCAGGAGCATGCAGCGGTCTTTATGCGCCTGACAACCATGCCGCCAGCAACGGCTTTGCGTACCGTGGGCACATTCATTGCTTTGCTTCACTGGTTCTTCCCATAGCTGCAAGATCTTGCCGTGCAGTACGTTCTCACAGGCAGTGCAGATTATTGTGGGGTTGTTGTCTAGCATCTCAAAAGTGTTGAGCCCATCTGTGCCGTTCGGTGTTCGCTTCGATCGGTGTATCTCACCGAAGGCTGCTAGCAGGATAACCTCTCCTGAGCGGATGCTGCTTTTGCAGACCCCACAGTCACAGATCCCGTAAGGATCCTTTATGCTGCCTGCGCTAGATCTAGCTTCCTCCAGTTCCTCGAAAGTATCTTCCCAGGCCGAGGATGGAATGAATTGCGGTGTGTAGAGCAAATCGTCTTTTTCGTCAGTGACGGCTAGTTGTGGCTGTAACCTACCATCATGTGTTTGCGCGGCCACGACTACTGTGATGGCTAAAACCCCCTCAACGTAGGCGATGCTTTCGCCAGACACTGGGCAGGTTAATCCCGTCTCTGCCAAAGAAGTGACCCAGTTGCTATCCGTATCTTCCGTCATCAGGTTTATTATCTCCACTCCAAGCGGTTTCTTTCTACTCTCTTCCACCTGTCAGAGATGGTCTCTAGTCTGGTGTCTGGAGCTACACCTGTACTGTTGTCTCTGTCCCAAAGGAGCGTGAACAGTTCCTCTACGTCGTTGTTGGCATCAAGGTGCACCCGCCGTACTATCTCAAGACCGGAAGGTAGAGCTCCAGCATTGCCACTATTACGCAGTCTTAATTCACGCTCGAATAGGTCATCGATGAGATCCTCCTCATCTGCGCAAGGGCCGTACCACTCATGGTCTTCTGGACTTGGGTAGCTGCGGTGTAACCAAGAACAGTGCTGTCCTGGGAAAGCGTAGCCCAGCAGAACTTCTAGGTCTCGCTGGTTGCAGAAACTGACGAAGCCGTGTTGGTCCATCAGTTTAGCGCGCACACCGCCTAAAGCTCGCCCGGCCACTGGGGCGAATAGCCATTGGATGGTCCATACTCGCCAAGGTTCTCTGGGATCGCACACTCCATACCCTGATAGCCCTAAGGAGTCTGCTAACATTCTAGTACCCGGTAGGGTGTCTAGATGTGTCGTGTACGGATTTAACAGCATACTCCGCCATTTGAGTTTCTTGCGCCCACAGCACTAGCCCATTGAGGACACCGGTAATGAATGCGAGAAGGAAGAGGATCATTCTCTGGCTTTCGGCTCTTCCTCATCTTCTTTCACCTCTTCGGCTGTAACCTCTTTTGGCGGCCCTGCTTTGCCTAGAATTTCATCTAGGGCTGACTCCAAAGCCTGCCCTGAATTGGCGAAAGCTTCCCCCTCATCTTCGTCTGGTTTGATTGGTTCCATCGTACTCCTCAGAGTTCTTATCTCTGCCACTTGCAGAGGTTTGCAGCACTGTTGTATCCTAGATTGAGCCAACCCTTTGGTAACCAATGGCGTATCTCGATTACAACAAAGCGAATAGCGAACTGAAGGAGAGAACGCTCGCTGGGATCAGAGAGCACTTTCCGATGACTGGCTCCTCTCAGAAGATAGAGCTGCAGGGGTTAGAGGTCGCAGTAGATGCTAAACACGCTGATGACATACAGGGGCAGCAAGAAGCAAAGACGACAGGCAAGACCTGGTCAGCTCCTGTGTATGGCGACTTAGTGTTGAAGGATGCGGCTGGTGGGGTAGTGCAGCGTAAGAGAGTCCGTTTGGCTGACTTGCCCCTAGTTACAAACAGGCACAGTTATATAATTGGTGGGCAGGAGTGGCAGGTAGACAGCCAATGGCAGTTGATGCCTGGTGTGTATACCCGACGTAAGAACAATGGGATGCTGGAGGCTCGCTTCACTGTCCCTGACGCTAAAGAGTTCAATGTCTCTTTCGATCCTGCGACTAAGGAGTTCATGTTGACTAGGGGTAAGTCCGGTAAGATACCGGTATACCCACTGATGAAGTCGTTAGGTGTCGACGACGCTACTTTGGAGAATACCTGGGGCAAGGAGATACTGGCAGCCAACAAGACCGCGCGTGGCGTGGGCTCTGCGCTAGATAAGTTTTATAGGTCTGACAAGAAGGTACCACCAGCTACGAAAGAGGAGGCGGAGACATACTTCTTGAAGAAGATGCAGGAGGCCCGTTTACGTCCTGAAGCTACGCAGGCTACTTTAGGGAAGGCTTTCGAGAACGTAACTGGGGATACCTTCACTAGGGCTACCAAGCGCATACTGCAGGTGCATGGGGGTGCTTCAGAGGATGATAGAGACTCGCTGGAGTTCAAGGACCTGCGGACTATCGGGGACTACATACACGATCGATTGCTGGGCCACGCTGTCAGAAGTTCAATACGGGGGAAGGTGCTGCGGAAGGTTAACCACGCAACCGACATCCGCGACGTGGTCAAGTTTGATATGTTCAACGACCCGGTGCGGAAGTCATTCTCTGATAACCCCCTCGCGCGTATAGCTGAACAAGTCAACCCTGTGGAGATGCTCGCGTCATCCATGCAAACCTCGATAGTTGGCCCGGGGGGAGTGCAGAATGCGGAGGCCATCAACAAGATGATCGGGACGAAGTTAGTAAACCCGTCCCACTTAGGGTTTCTAGATCCCATTCGAACGCCAGAGAATGAAAACACGGGTATCTCATTACGTATGCCCGTTGGTGTCACAAAGGTAGGTAAAGAGCCTCGCGTGAAGGCTTACAGTATGCGGAGTGGGGAGATAGAACTAGTGAACCCCCGTACGTTCGCGAAGGCCACAGTGGCTTTACCTGATCAGGTAGAGTGGGGAAAGAACGGTAAGCCCTCGTTTATAGGATCTTCTGTGAAGGCCTCGCTACCGGGGAATGAGTTGGGGACGACCAAGTCAAAGGAGGTTGACTATGTTCTGCCGAATCCCTCTCAGCTGTTTAATTACACCACGAACTTAATACCATTTCTGAGCAGCAACTCTGGTAATAGGGCTACGTATGCTGGGCAGCATATTGAGCAGGCTATATCCCTGAAAGACAGGGAAGTACCCTTAGTGCAAGTTAGTACAGGAGGGGCTGTCGATGGGCACTCGTGGGAGAACGTGCTGGGTAAATACACGAGTCATGTAGCCCCCGTAGCTGGAAAGGTTGTTGGGGTAAACAAGCAAGCGATAATGGTTCGCAGTAGCACTGGGGAAGAACATAAGGTGTCGCTGTACAACAACTTTCCGTTGAATGACCGCAAGAGTCTGCTCCATTCGACACCTACAGTTAAGGTAGGTGATGCGGTTAGTAAGGGGCAACACATAGCTGACACGAACTACACTAGCGGTGGCACTTTGGCGCTAGGTACGAATCTTCGCGTCGGGTACATCCCCTACAAAGGCTATAACTTCGAGGATGGTGTTGTCATTAGTCAGTCAGCGGCCAAGAAACTCTCTAGTGAGCATCTCTACAAGCCGGCGACAACGCTGACTGAGAGCGCCGTAAGAGACGCAAAGAAGTTTCAGATGCAGCACCCCGAAGCTTTCAAGAAGGACCAGTACGCCAAGTTAGGGGCAGATGGGGTTGTTCAGGTAGGGCAGAAAGTACTACCAGGGGATCCTCTTGTTCTAGCGATGCAGCCTTACCAACTGCGCGGGCGAATGGGCTTAGACCCTCTTAGGCGAGTGATGTCTGGTATTCACAGTGACACTAGTCTGCGCTGGGAGTCTGACTACCCAGGGGAAGTCGTTGGTGTGCACACCAAGAAGGACGGCGAAGTGACGGTTCATGTTCGTACCGTGGAACCGATGCAGATAGGAGACAAGATTGCTGGGAGGGTTGGCAATAAAGGGATTGTCACGTTGATCGTTGACGATGACAAAATGCCTCACACCCGTGATGGTAAACACATTGAGGTTGCACTATCCCCGTCTGGAGTGCCTGGGCGTATGAACACTGGGCAGATCTTGGAGACAGCGGCGGCTAAAGTGGCTGAGAAGACTGGTAAGCCCTACATGGCTCAGAGTTTCTCTAAAGACAGTGCCTTGAACTCAGTAAAGCGAGCTCTGAAAGCCCATGGGCTTACAGACCAGGAAGAGCTCTTTGACCCAACGACAGGTGTCGCCATCGGTAAAGCTCTGGTGGGACCGCAGTACATGTTGAAGTTGGTTCATCAGGTGGACAAGAAGATTTCTGCTAGGTCAGGTATGGTCGGCGCAGAAGGTCATCCTGAAGGGTATGACTCTAACTTGATGCCTGCCGGGGGTGGGGGTGCAGGGGGTAAGACCCTTAGTCACTTGGGTGTGTACAGCTTACTAGCCCACGGAGCTAGGGCGAACTTGAGGGAGATGCAGACATGGAAGTCTGAGGGCCCAGATCCTCAGACTAACGAGGGTAAGAAGTGGCCGTCGCAGCACAACATTGTGTGGAAGGCTATCCAAGAAGGTACGCCGCTGCCGACACCGAAGCCCACATTCGCGTTTAAGAAGTTTACGGACATGCTGCGAGGTGCCGGCATAAATGTAGAAAAGAACGGCCATCAATTACAGCTATCTCCGCTAACTAACGACCAGGTTTTGGCCATGTCCGCTGGGGAGTTGAAAAACCCAGGGCATCTCACCTACGCTAAGATAGACCCTAAGACTGGTGAGTTGAAACCGCGCCCTGGTGGTCTTTTCGACGAGAAACTCACAGGCGGTATGGGTGGCACCAAGTGGTCACACATCAAATTGCCTGAACCTGTCCCTAACCCGGTCTTTGAGGGAGCTATACAGAAACTGACTGGGTTGAAGCAGTCTGAGTATGCTGCGTTGGCCACTGGGGAAAAAGCGCTGAATAAGGATGGCACACTTACGGAGTTAGGGACCAAGAACTCTCTCTCAGGGGGCGCAGCGATAAAGCACCTGCTGGATAGAATCGATGTGTCAAAAGACCTAGCTGCGGCGGAGAAGTCACTTTCTACGATGCTGGTGCCGTCCTCACATTCATATAAGGCCACACCAAAGGTGGATGTCCTTGTGAAGAAGGTTAAGTATCTGCGGGCGTTGCAGGCTACTGGGGTTAGTCCTTCTGATGCGTACATCCTGCACAATGTGCCTGTACTGCCACCTGCGTTGCGGACTCCGTCACTGCTGCCAAATGGGGCTGCGCGTTGGGAGGACGTGAACAAACTGTACAAGCAGCTTGGGGAACAAACTAGTCAGATGACGCCAGCGTTTATGGGTGCCTTGACAGAGGAAGGTAAGCGCAAGTTTAGGGCTAGTCTGTACGATGGTGTCTCGGCGCTCATGGGGCTGGGCTCTATAAAGAGAGATCAGAAAGACCGTGGGCTGTTGGAGCAGATCGCAGGCACTTCTCCTAAGAAGGGCTTTTTCCAAAAACAGCTATTGAACAGGCGGCAGGATTTGACGCTGAGGTCCACTATTGTGCCTGAGCCTGCTTTGGGCTTGGACGAAGTTGGCCTCCCTAGGGAGAAGGCTATTACGCTGTACAAGCCTTTTGTGATCAAGAAGCTGCAAGATATGGGAGCAGCTAGCCACCCGCTAGAGGCGCAGGATCTGATCAAGCAGAAGAGCCCTATGGTAATGTCCGCGCTCGAAGCGGTGGTGAAGGAACGCCCCGTACTACTCAAGCGAGACCCAGCTTTGCACAAGCACAGTGTGCAAGCTTTCAGGCCAGTGTTAGTACATGGTAAGGCTGTGCAGATACATCCGTTGGTTACTGGAGGCTTCTCCGCAGACTTCGACGGTGATACGATGACTGCATATGTGCCTATATCTCCAGAGGCCGTCCAAGAGGCTCAGAAGATGTTTCCGTCCAACAACCTTTACAACGAAGCTACTGGGAGGATGGTGCATATCCCGACGTTAGAGAGTGCGCTGGGGCTCTACAAACTGAGTCGATCGGGGGAAGAGACCAAAAAGAAGTACGACACGCCCGGGGCGGCAATAGCAGCGGTGCAGGCTGGGGCTATTGGTGCCACTGATGTCGTGAGGATCGGAGGTGTCAAGACAACTCCGGGCAGAGTCTTACTGGCGTCAGCTCTACCAGAAAAGATGAGACCTCAGATCCTCACTAATCTTGGGAAGCATATAGATAAGACTGTGCTAGCTGAGCTCTTTACAGAGGTGGCGAAGAATCACAAGGAGGACTATGGGTTAGTAGCCAACCGTCTGAAGGACTTGGGTAATGGTGCTTCTAGCGGGGCTATCCCTGTCATTGACTCTGGAGCTTCGGGGCCTGCTGTGATCGCAGCCGCTGAAGATCCTAAGAAACGACGTCAGTATGTACCTTTTCCAGTGCATACCTTAGGGCTCGCGGACTTTGAGCCTGACAGCCAGGTTCGAGAGAAGCATCTCCGGAGAGCGCAAGCCGACGTAAAAGCTCTGGAGAGGACCTCGCTCTCTAGGCCAGAGAAGGACCGAAGGTCTATCTTGGCGTGGGATAGAGCCACGAAAAATATGACTGACGAGCATATGCGGAAGATGGACAAGAGTCCTACGAATCTAGCGATTATGGTCCAGGCTGGCGTAAAGCCAAGTGTCGATCAGTACAGACAGATGGTGCTGGCACCCATGATTATGGATGATGCGTCAGGAAAGCCAGTCAAGAATCCTGTGCGGGAGTCTTACTCTGAAGGGTTAGACGTTGCTGGCTATTGGACTCAGATGCACGGGGCGAGGAGCGGTACGATCAAGAAGGTCCAGGAAGTGCGCGATCCAGGCGTTCTTTCAAAGCAGCTCATGCAAACCGCTATTAGTATGGTGGTCTCTGCAGATGATTGTGGCACGGCGCGTGGTATAGCAATGCCCCTTGGCAGCAAAGATCTACATGACAGGGTTTTAGCAGCAGACTTCAAAGCCCGTGGTGCGCATATCCCCAGGGGCACGATTGTTACGCCCAGCATCATCGACCAGATGCGGGTTGCTGATAAGGGTGCTACTGTCCTAGTGCGCTCAGCGTTAAAGTGTGAGCATGGTAAAGGCGTTTGCCAAAAGTGTGCTGGTGTGGGACCTACAGGGCAGCTGTATCCGATGGGGACCAATGTTGGTGTGCTAGCGGCACAGGCTTTGGGAGAGAGATCAGTGCAGCTAGCTATGAAGCAGTTTCATACTGGTGGTAGTAGAGCCGCTGGCGGGGCTCATCTGTTAAGCAACTTTAGTCGTATTGAGCAGCTCACTAAGTTGCCGGACAAGCAAACTGCAAATGACGCTGTGTTGTCCATGCGCACCGGTAAGGTAGAGAAGGTTGAGGAAGACCCAACAGGCGTTAAGGTATGGGTCGGGGGTAAAGTACACCATGTTGGGAAGGACCGAACGGGTATGTGGTTGAGCAAAGATCTGCCCCATGCTCGAACTCAAGCTGGTTATAAATCATGGCAACCCCCGAAGGTAGGGCAACATATAGAAGCTGGAGAGTTACTCTCGGACCCCAATAGGACTGTCATAAACCCACATGACTTGTACCGGGCCACGGGTAATATGGAGAAGGTGCAGAACTTTCTGACTGATGAGCTCCATGGAATTTATAAACAGGAGGGTGTGCGCCGCCAACACGTAGAGATGATGGTGCACTCTATGGGGCAGATGACTAAGGTGCAGGACCCTGGTGACGCTATAGGAGTGCTAAGGGGCGACTTTCAAAATGCCTCTAAGGTGCGCTCGCTTAACAAGCAGCTTCTAAAGAGTGGATTACAGCCTATCCTGCACTCGCCCGTACTCAAGGGCGTGAATGTGCTGCCGGTGCAGATGCAGGAAGATTGGATAGCTAAGTTGATGCATGAAAGACTGACGAGTAGCTTATTGGAGTCTGTTGCTACAGGCGCTGTCAGTAATCTACACGGCATTCACCCAATACCAGGATTGGCCTATGGTGCAGAATTTGGTTTAACAAGAGCAGACCGACTTAAGCCTGGTCTTGGCCACCTAAGAGATGTGCCGGGGCACTACTACTAATGCCTTTGAAGGGTCTTAATACCGGGGCACAGCAAGATCCACTGCAGAGGTCTGCGTTCCGCACTTCTTGGACTCAGCCAGAGGGAGGAACGCCGGCACACATACTCGAGGGGGTAATAGTAGATATAAACCTTGTCAATTGGACAGTGGACTTTGCCTCAAAGTACGACCAGCGCTCTTACTTGAACGTCCAGATTTCTAGCCCGTACATGCACTATAATAACGGTGAGGGCTTCTACGTGATGCCTGACATTGGGGCTAAGTGCTACCTGTGTTTACCAAGTGATGGTCCTCCGCCGTTCATACTTGGGTTTATTATGCCTATGGAGGCTGTGCCCCAAGCTGGCACGGATGATGCCCCAGAGGGTACTGTCTCTGACAAAGGTGGTGTTACACAAGCAGCGGGGGATGCTTCATTCGCTGGTGGGCGCTTTAGAGCTAAGCCTGGGGATATGGTCTTGCGCAGTCGTGACGGTAGCTTTGTAGTTCTCCATAAGGGTGGCGTGCTGCAAATCGGGTCGAGTGAGTTGGCCCAACGTATCTACATCCCCCTCATGAACCTGATCACGGACATCTCGCAGAACTACCGGCACCATAACGCTGGTGGTTCTATGAACTGGTTTGTGAACTCAGGCGAGTCCGAGGAGAATCCTTCTACTGTGTGGCGGCACACATTCCGTCTCTTGGCTAATGACGAGAAGGCTACTGTGCGTGTCGCATTCGGGAAACTTAGCGATGTAGTTGTGGAGACCGACAGTGAGATACTATCAGATCTGAGCCAACTGGGGATTGGTACTACAGATCCTACGGTCTGTGAGGTAGTCATTGCTCCTGATGGCTTTGATGCTGATAGTGGGGACCGCCAAAGTGACGTGACTAAGAAGACGGTGCTGCGCTACTTTGTGGATAAGGCTGGCGGGGTTATGCTTCGTGCTACCGGCAGTCTTTATTGCCGCGTTGACAAGAAGCTTCGTGTGCGGGTTCGTGACGACATAGAGCTTCTTGGCAAGAAAGACCTACGTGTTGAGGTGGAGGGGATAGGTAGAATACAGGCGGGGGCTAGTCTAGACGTGTCGGCTGGTGTGCTCAGGCTCAACGGTGGCAGCAAACCAGTTGCACACGTGGGCTCGCAATTGAAGATAGTCACCATAGCGCCTATCCCGATTACAGTAGTTGTCGGTGGGGTTCCTTCTCCCGGTGTTATCGCGATAGGTGCTGTGTTTACGGGTATGGTCGTAACAGGTAACCCAACAATCTTGGTCTAAATGGCACTCGTAACTGAAGTAGGCGGAGGCACACTCGGAAGTTTCAATGTTGGGCTATCAGCCTCATTGGGGTTTCTATTCCCACTAAGTGCCCAGGTAGATGCCTTGCTCGGGGTAGCACTCGGCCCGCTGCAGGTAGACTTAGGGATACAGCTGAATGCTGCTTTAGCGTTGCAGGCAACACTAGTCTTGGAGATAAGCGACCCACTTGCGGCCCTGAGATTGGCTATTGCTGCAGCTGCGCAATTGCAGGCTGCTCTTACTGCTGCGTTAACCCTGCCACCTGTACAGCTCTCTTTGTCAGCAGAGCTCTCTGCAGCGGCTGCTCTGGCTGGGGCCCTTACGGCGAGGATAGGAGGTCTGAAACTTCTTATTGCCGCAGCTCTGCAGGTGAAGATCCCGGCCATAAAACTGGCCAGTGACCTGGCTTTAGCTGCCAGTGCCGGTCCGGCCATAATACTTTCGTTTGACGGGATCGCGGACGGGACCAACCTTGCTCAGATAGGCGGCCAGATCCAGTCGAAGTTCTCAAGTGGTGTATCGTTCGGCCCTGATTCCATAGGTCCAGCGACTCCCGTGTCTGGTGTTATTATAGTCACTGCCGGCGCTTCGGTTTTTGCCTCGTTGGGGGCCATACTTACGGTACAGTAGGAGCAACCATGAACCTATTCATAGAGCCAGTTACATTCGAGAAGTCAGCAGCCGAGACCACCCTCTCTGAGGACCCCAATGCTTGGCCACACGAGGCATTGCAGGAGCTGTACAAGCAGGTGCCCTACATCGCTGATTTTTCACCGCATGTGAGTATGGATAAGGTTGATGGGGAGCGAGGCTATGGGTTTGGCTACATCGAAGTGATGAACCAAACGGAAGCTCAGACTGGTGAAGACCCAGCTGCTATGCAGGCAGCAGGGATTCGACAAGTGCGCATCCCGGTGGTTATCAAGGATGGCAAGCTCCAACCTTTTGACCTTCTAGTTACGGCTGACTCTAAGGTACTGCCACTGACCGAAGCTCGGTTACGCTCCGCTATTTTCAGACCACAAGCTTTTGACGTCACCAGTAGGACACCTGGGGATCAAAGCATGATCGGGCAGCTGTACCCACCATACAGGCAGAACTACGGATTTGGGGGTGGCGGTATCGCCATGCATGCGGGGATGGGCAAGGAGTCCAGTGCTCTTGAGGAGTACTTGAGCAAAGAGGAAAAGACTGCGTCTGCCCTAGACGAGTACGCAGCAGCCAACGTTAAACATGGGCGGTTGGGCAAAGTGATGTATTCTGGCGATGCCTGTTCAGGGGCGTTAGATGCTTTTATCACTAAGCATGCTGGGGTAGGTAGCTTACTCCAGGCAATTGCTCCCACTATTAGTGCTACTGACCAAGCAGCATTTGCAGACTTCGTTGCAGATCAATCTGTGCAGTCGTTACTCCACAAAAACGCCGCAGCTGTGACTCCAGCCGTGCAGTGCATTCTCAGTGTTGAGCCAGAAAGTAAAGAGAAACGGGCTTCTGCTCTGCTGGGGTTAATTGCGCCGACGGTAGTGCAGGTTGTCCGGCATGACGACGGATATCGGGTGAAGACTGCCAGCCACCTGTACTGGGATCCAAGCATAGAGCTCGTGGATAGGGGTGCAGTCATACAGAGATTCGGCACCAAGGTAGCCTTGGCAGCAGATTTGAACGGCGCGGTAACTTTGGCAGAGGGCGTAGACAGCACGACAGCGGCAGAAGCTCCAAAAGCAACTCCGGTTGCGGAGCCTGGTGTATACAAGGTGCATACAGAAGCAGGTAAAGAGCTGATAGGCACAGTTATCCCCAACCTACTGGATGTCGATGGTACGGTACTGCCATTGGCTTTGTTTACTAACGGGTCTCAGTCGGCGATTCAGACTGATATCTTAGGTGCCCCCACGGAAACTTCAGGGGTAACCCTCCCGGTCAGTCTTCCTGCTGGCCGAGGGTTCTTCTTTCATGTGGCTGGCGACGTGGCTGTAGCTACCGTCCCTTTGACTATCAGAGGTTCCTTCGGGAGCACTGAGGGGCCTGTTACGTATGAGGCTGAAACTTTTGACGGGCGGCCTGTGCAGATTTCCGCACAACCCAATCTGCAGACTGTGGCTGGGGTTGACGGGAAGATGCTGGTGCCTGAGGATTGGCAGTGGTCTTCGATGGGTGGTGAGGAGGGGGTTGCGTTAAACAGTGTGGAGGAGCCAGCAAATATGGTTGAGAAGGCAGCTCAGGTTGAGATCCTTTCGGGTGGTGGTGCCTTCTCTTTTCGTGGGCCACCTGTAGATAAATTGGCCTACGACCAGCGGGAATTTCTCAGTTTGGATGCTGCTATGTTCCTTCTGGCCGGACTGGGTGTTGAGCAGGGTCACGGCGCTGAGAAGTTAGCTGTAGCTATGGCAGGCAGAGCTCCGGAGAGAGTTAGCTGCGGTAGGGAGATCACTTTGGCGGACCAGCAGAAGTCGGCTGCGGTACAACGTGCCGAAGAGCGCCTGAGGGAGTTTCCGTCCCTGCGTCGGAATCTGTGGAAGGAGGCAGCTGTAGTTACGGATCCTATGGCTGTGGACACGGTGTTGTCTCTAGGCTTCCTGACACCGGATAACCTATTGACCTTCATAGGGTATTTGCCAACTATAGAAGAGTCACAACATCGTATGTGTGACCTGTTGCTGGCCGTGCGCTTGGGGCAATCCGACATTCCGCAGACGGCTTTGGAGAAAGCGGTCCGGAGCACGGAAGAAGTATTGGAGGGCCTGAAGGCTCTTGCCTTTCAGGCTAACTGAGTTGACCCGCCGCCCTAGGTGCGGCAGTCTTTCAAAAGATGGCTATCCGTAGGAGCCCGGCAGAGTACTACCTGAAGTACCTCGTGGTGCATCCGGATGACTATGCAAATGAGCAGATACGCAACCTGCTGCAGATGCAGCAGCTTGATTTCATAGGAATGCCTTATCTGGACCGGTTGCGGATGTCTCTAGCCACACCGGCACCCTTCTATCCCGAGGATAGGAATCACAAGCGCTCCCAGACGTTTTTGTTCAAAGAACGGATTTGGGGGCTATTCCATCCTGATGAGGATGTCTTAGGGGCCCAGGCTGTTCTGGATAAGCCTCGGGTCAAGGAGACCTTAGAGGCGCTCTTAGTTTCTCTAGCAACTCCTGAGTATACCGCAGCCGTTCTTCGCAGTAGGGCTGGTATCGATATGACCTCAAGGTCAGTGCAGCTCTACAAGCACTTCTTTTTTAACACCGACTTAGTGGACAGTATAGAACTACAGGCACTGCTGGAGACTAGGGTGGGTATCACTGACTTGTCAGATCCTGATGTCAATAGGCAGCAGACGGCCTTGCTGGCCGCAAGTGCAAGAGACCCTCGGAGACTAGCTGCTAGGGTTTCAGTCTCTCCTTTAGCGGGTTTAATGAACAGTATGCGTATGGGATATCTCCCGACTAACTTGAACATTAGTAAATTGGCTGCTGCTACTAGGGCAGCAGCTTTAGTGCAGACGCACCACGCGGCTATGACTGGTAGTTCTGAGCGCACTCGTGACTTTGCATTAGCCACGAAGATGATGTCAGAGATTCTGGAGAATGTAGGGGATGCCAGTCAAGATTTGCAGGGCGATTTGGCCCAGATGCTTTTAGCAACCGAGCATACGGAAGTTCCACACATAGATGATCTGCGAGAGCCCAAAGAATTGCCAGCGCTCATCGTAGAAGCAAAGGGTGAGAGCATTGAACCAAGATGAACGGGTTGTACACATTAGGCCTGGTACCAAGGAAGAAGCTGTGCGCATCGGTGGGGAAAAGCCGATAGGTATAGCCAAGGAGGGCATACCTTCCTTTACGAAGGTGAAGGACTACACCACCTTCGAGGCTGAGTACGCGCTAAAGGGACGCGACTTGGTATTCCACTTCTTCTTACCGAAGGAGCTAACACCGGTTGAAGGAGCTCGGCTTCCTCCAGCTACCGTACAGTATTGGACAGTAGCTTTTGCCAAAGCGCTAGATTCAGTTGCTAGGAGTCACTTTGAGGCTCAGCAGCCGCGTCTACAGGCGAAGTACACAGAGGAGTTACACTCGTGGTGGCTGCGGGCACAGGGGTATGATCATCTATTGGATGTGCCAAGGTTTGTTGCGTCTTTCTTCGAGAAGCTCGACGCGACTTTAGAGCATCGGTCAGCACCTGAAATGTGACTTTGTGGCTGTCAGCTTTCAGGCCTACGATACTCCATCCGTGTTCTGCGGCGCAGCCCCTAAGATACCTAGAGAAGTGCCGGAAAGCCTCTGGAGGTATCTTCTCGGCGAGGTCAAGTCGAACGTTGTAGTACTCCTCAGCAGAGTCCTTGTAAGCATGCGCTTGTCCATTGAGATGGCCACCAGCTCTGGCTAAGGATTCCGCAGTTGTTACTACCCACTCCTGTAGGTTTGTGATTTCATCGAGTTGAGACATTTGTGGCGGCAGAAGCAGTCTACATAGATTTTGATGACGAGCAACCTCTGGCGGAGGATGAGATCTGGAAACCAGAACCAGATATTGTGGAGGATCCCATACTCGTTGCCAGGAAGATGTCTCGGCTTAAAGCTCTGCCAGAGATAAGGCCGTCTCAGTTTGTAGCTCATGCTTTTCATATGCCTACTGAAGTAGAGGTGGCAGGTCAGACAAGGATAGAGCTACGACCATTCTCCTTCAAGGAGCGCAGGCATCTCATACGTTGCTACGACACGCCCGCCCGTAGAGTGCTTCTTATGTGTGCTAGACAAGTGGAAAAATCCACATTGCTCGGGAACACCATGCTTTGTTATAGCTGCATCGTGCCTGGGTACAAGTCTTTGTACGTGTCTTCTTCTGGGAGGCAGACGGACACTTTCTCTAAGGACCGGTTGAGGGAGCCAATCGAGACAAGTCCTGTCTTGAAGCAGTTCACGACTAAGATGCTCTCGCAGAATATCTTGGAGAAGCAGTTCGTGAATCGCTCTAAGGTCACATTGCGGTACGCTTTTTTGAATGCCGACCGCTGCCGCGGGGTCCCCGCATGGTGTTTGGCGATTGATGAGATTCAGGACATTTTAGCTGATAACATACCGGTTATTGAGCAATGCTTGTCACACGCCCCAGAACATTGGCGCCGCCGCATATACGCAGGAACTCCGAAGTCCTTCGACAACACGATTGAGGAGTACTGGGCGCAGAGCTCTACTCAGAATGAGTGGGTTGTTCCTTGTGAGGCTTGCAACCACTGGAATATCCTGGACGAGGCGAACATAGGTAAGAAGGGGCTTATCTGCAGCAGAGCTGATTGTGGTAGGCCTATCCAAGCCATGCACCCACGATCTCAGTGGGCGGCACAAGTAAAGCTCGACCCACCAAAGATATCCTTCGAAGGTTACCGCATTCCGCAGTTGATGGTCCCATGGCGGAAGTGGGACGAGATTTTAATAGACTATGAGAAGTACTCACGCGCTCGTTTCTACAACGAGGTCCTTGGGCGCTCCTTTGACTCTGGCCTTCGGCCGCTCACGCAGAAAGATATCCAGCGGTGCTGCCGAGCTGACATCAAGATGTCTGAGAGTGTGAAGTATCGGCAAATAGGCTTCGGCCAACCAATTTTTGCGGGCTTAGATTGGGGCACGGGCGAACAGTCGTATACTGTTTTAACCCTAGCAACGTACGTCGATAGCAAGTTCAGGGTGTTCTACATGCACAGATTTACTGGGCCGGAGGTTGAGCCTGACACTCAGATGGCTATGATCATTCAGATGCTTGATTACTTCAATGTGGACTGTATTGGTGCGGACTACGGCGGAGGCTACTACCCGAATGATAAGCTGACGAGGCGCTACGGTAAGAACAGGGTGTGGAAATACCAATATGTTGCACAAGTTCGCACGAAGGTGCTGTGGCAGCACAAACTTGGTAGGTTCGTAGTGCGCCGCAATGACGTAATGGCGGACATCTTCAACGCCATCAAGCGGGGCAACCAGTGCCAGTTCCCTGTTTGGGAGGAGTTCAAGGAACCCTACGCGCAAGATATGCTGAATATATTTAGCGAGTACAACAACACGCTAAGGTGCCTGCAGTTCAAACACGCACCGAGTAAGCCTGATGATGCTTTCCACTCGCTCCTCTATGCATGGCTTGCCTCCATGATGAGGTTCCCCCGTCCGGACATCATATCCGCGGATCGAGAGGACCAACACGGTAACCCGATTCCTGGCTATGTAGGGCCTAGCGTTTGAATATGGTGGCTGCGAGTGCCGCTAGTTCCTCATGCACGTCCTGACGAGATTCTGAGAAGAGTTTCAGAGCTTTTCGTTTTCCGTGCCGCCCCTGCACGTAGAAGAAGGCGGCTTGACGCATGGTGCGCCGAGCCATATCTAGATATTGGTATGCTGCTCTGACTTCCAAGTCCTGTCCTGCTAAACGTTCAGGCGCCTGAGTCAGAATATGCTTACTCAGATCTACGAACGGTCTCCACGGGTCTTCAAGTCCTACATGGAGGTTTATGGCTTCAAAGAACTCCTCGCCGGCAGCATAGAAGATGCGTGCCCATTCGAAGACACGTTGGCTGCTCCAATAGATTGCTGGCTCTAGGAGGGCGGCGTTGGCTTCAATGCACATCGACCTGACAGCCCCAGGGGATAGGTCAAGTTGCGGTATGTCAGCCCCCACAACGAGTAAGAGTTGTGACACCAGCCGCTCTAGCTTTTTGGAGGCTAAGCTGGCTTGCATGGCCATAGCCGATACTGTGGGTAGGTCGAGTTCGCGTTTACGAAGATCTGCTAGAACGGCAACATCCTCTAACCGGTACTGATTACCAGGATAGGTCTTTAACTGGCCTGTGGCTGTGATCGGGCGTAGGCGCCTTACCCCAACGCCGAGCATACGGGCTGCCTCCTCGGCGGGGATCATCTCGTTGAACACACTGGGAAGGCTACTCAAAAAGTCTTGGCAAGCCAGGCCTTTCTTCCCTTGAGGAAAGAGCAGGGTGTACTCTTTACCTATGGAAGACCTACCAGCGTTTCTGTCACTGCAGCAGATAGCCGCTAAGCCTCGTAGTGGGGAAGAGCTGGAGATGTTTGGGAAGCAGGCGGCAGCTGTGTACACACAGGGGCACTGCCCTAATCTATCGGATGCTGTGGTGGAGACAATTAAGAGAGCTGGGCTTTCGCCAGAGCAAGTCCGCAGGGTTGTGGAGTTCGCTAACACCACGGCGTATCTGACTGAGTTCAAGAAAGAGGGTAGTCCTCATCGCGTTGTGCACTTCGTCGGTGGGCCTGCTGACCCAGCTGCTGTGCTCCAAGACCTCAATGATGGTGGTGGGGGGACTGTCTTTGATAAGGGGGCTGCGGACTATGCGCTACCCCCGCCTGATGTGGCTAGTGCGCTCATGAAGAACGCTCACCGCCTGGGTCTCATAGAGCATGAGATAGCTTCTGCTTTTGCTTCTGAGCCGGCATACATCCCATATGAGAACCCTCTGAGTGACGCAGTTGAGGCCAAGGAGAAGTTGGCCAGTGCGCGAGATGAGGCTGTGGCAGAGCTCGGGGCGGAGGAGAGTCGATACTTCGATATCTGCGACAGTTTGTTCCGAGAGGTGAAGCAAGCCTACCTGGGGGGGATTCCATTAGCTCATGTAGTGGCTGCATGGGGTGAGGTGACCACTGAGCCTACTTTCATCAAGGCAGCCTTTCAGATGTTGACTCCGCGGCTTTTGGAGAATGGGGTCATCGACTCCACGAGGTCAATTGGTGACTCTCTGACTAAGACGGCTGGTGCGGGCCAAGCGAATTTAGACCATCCGCTCGTGCGGACCTACCAGGACTTCTGTGAGTCCTTGACTAAGCTCTCAGCGCTTAGGCAGGTTAGGGGAGAACTGTCTGCAAACGTTGCTGTGCTACAGACCTTTTTGTCGGCTCTCCATAAAGAGGCTGGGCCGAGTGTGGCAGAGAGTGTGGGTAAGGGTTTGGCCCTCGTCCCAAAAGCGTGGAGGTCGGCTACGGGCGCTACGGCTAGGGCAGCTGAGCCAGTGCGGACTGCGGTCCAGACTGCTGTGCAGGAGGCTGGCGGGAGCCCTAGGGCGGCGGGCACCGTCGGTAGGTTAGCCGGGGGTGCTGTTAAATACGCTCCGCACGCAGTGGCTGGTCTTGCTGCAGAGGAGGCATACCAGCACGCTAAGTACAGCCCGACGTTGCAGGGGCTGAAGAACATGGCTCTGAGCCGTGTTCCCTACACGCACCCATACCTTGTACGCCAGTATGATTTGCAACAGAGGATGTTGTTCTAATGAATCCCCTAGATGAGTATTTGAGCTGTCGCCCCAATTTACAGAAAGAGGCAGTGCTCGGCAGTCAACAAGTTCTGTCTGGCCTGCAGAGGTATCTTGGGTCTGCGGCTATGTCTGACATTGCAGCCGGGGCTCGTGCTGCTGGCGGGGCAGTTGCACTGTACGGTCTTGTTGGGGTTGCACGGAAGGCACATCAGGCGCTAACGAAAAAGAGAGATTTTACTGCGATGTTGGAGGCCAACCCTGACCTACAGCAGTACCAAGAAGAGAACCCGCAGCAGTTCAATCACCATTACAACTCCATGCGTGGGACCAATCCGTCTCTGGCGGCTGACCCTGTTGTATCTGGCACGATGATGCGGCAGATGTCACAACAGCCGCAGGTAGCTGGGCGTACGTTAGTGGAATACATGCGGTCAGCGCCACGAGGCTCGTCCCTGGATATCAGCATGGGTGGTGGGAAACCATCGGTTGGTGTCAAGTCTAGTTACTGAGCATGTTCTACAAGTACAGTCACTTCAGTGGCTCAGGTGACTGGGGGCCTACTGTAGTCCCCTTACTGGGGCCTGCTGCTAAGCACTTTGAAAAGGTTGCTTCTGCGCATCTTATGCCAGAAGTAGCGCGCTATATAGCTAGCCTTCGACCAATACAGACGTCGCAGTATGTGCTCGTCAATGCTATGGGCGCGAGCGAATATTACAGCAGCAACGTGAACGGCGATGCTTTCCCAGAAGTTGCTCTGTTGCACAGACCCGATGACTGGACCGGCAATCCTATACTGGACCGGATAAAAGCACAGAAGTGGCCGTACGGTTACCCCACGTTTTACTCAGCCCACCCATTTGCACATCATCAGAATAAAGATCCCAGCCGTGCTTTTGGGGAGGTAGAGTTAGCTGTCTGGAATCCGCACATGCGTCGTGTAGAGCTCGTTGTGCGGGTGGACCACGATAAATGTCATCAGTACGGTGGCACTGGGGCCTGGGATCGCCTGAAAGCTGGTGAGTACATCGATGTATCGATGGGTACTCGCGTACCGTTTGATCGGTGTTCCATATGTTCGGATTGGGGTTTGTATGCAGAAGCACTAGCCACATTCGACCCTAAGAAGCACCCATCTCCTGCCAAGGCAGTTCTAGAGTTTCACACCACTCAGAAAGCTAAAGACGGTATTGGGATTCGGGGCTTATCGATAACCAGAAAAGATTACTGCCCGCACGCACTCAAGCTGATGAACAGAATCTTGCCTGACGGTAGGAAGGTGTTCGTCTTCAATGACTTCCCGCGCTTCTTCGATATCTCTTTTGTGTTCATCGGTGCGGATAGAACAGCGAAGACGATGCTGTTCATCTTTAGTGGCGGTAAACAACTACAGTTGAAACCCTCGGTCGAGGCCTCGGAGATCTCGCTGACTGAGGATGAGAAGACGGCTGCGGTAGGCGAAGAGCCCGAGTCGAAGGTAGGTACAATCAGCAAGGACTACGTACCCAGTAACTTGGTTGATAAAGCTGTGCCTCTTCTCACGAATTGCGAACCCGACATACCCAGGGAGACCCTTGATGGTTTGGGGGCCTTCCCCTTGGAGCAGTCTCTATCCACGTTGGGCGGGGTAGGTATAGTCCTCCGTCCACGAGAGTTTCAGCGGGTAGTTTTGATTCGGCTGGGCCAAGGGGGGCTGGCGGACCAGCTAGATGCCTCGGGTAGTATATTCCCCAAGGTGCGCGAAGAGGCGCCAGTGGGGTTGTCTACAGCGAGTGTCCTACCAGGGCTTTTAGCATTGCTGCGGCCTTTATTGAGTATGCGGTCTGGCCTAGGCCCTATCATCGAACCTAGAGCTATTACCCTCTTGGGGGCTCCTCAGAAGGAGAAGGTGGCCCGTACTTCCCTTAGTACCGAACTACTGCTTAAGATTGGGGCAGCATATAACGGATACCGAGCTGAAGTTATGGACTTAGTCCCTCACTCTCAAAACTTGATTAGCGCGAGTGGTACCACCGACTCGGTGCTACTCAAACTAGCAACGGTACCCACCGTCGATATGTTTACCCCTCTTGCTGCCGGTTATCTCAAACACGCCTTTCTTGACGAGGTTGGGTTAGAGGGCAGCGAGATGGTAAAAGATCTAGGACAGGCACCCGCCGACGTGGAGAGGGGCTTCCCCTCAAAGACCGCGTATAGAAGTAATCAGCAAGTCTTTGAAGGAGTTTCAACATGAACAGCGCGTTGGCAAAAGAGTACGGAACCATCTCGACGGAAGATCTGGAGAAGCAGGCAGAGGTTGAGCTCTTCGTGAAGCTCGCCGCTGAGAATGGCATTGATCTCGGTCAGCTCTCTGATGAGCAGATTGAATCTCTGTATGCCAGTACCTTCTCGAAAGCGGCGGAGGACGAGGGAAAAGACGAGAAGAAAGAGGAAAAGAAAGACGACAAACTGCCGCCTTTCATGAAGAAGGACGAGAAAGAGGAGGCTGAGAAGGCTGCGGCTGCAGAGCTCGCTTCTGCTCAGGAGTGGCAGGCTGAGCAGGAGAAGGCAGATTACCTCGGTCGGAAGATGGCCCATGCCATGACAGATGAGCTCAGGAAGATTGCCGCTGTTCAGAATGGCGCTCCGGTAGCTACGGCTCCGGTGGTTGGGGCAGAGAAGCAGGCTTCTGCGGGTACGAAGCAGCTCTCGCCGCTGGACAAACTAGCTGCTGAGCATGCAGTCAAGTTGGCAGCGGAGAATGGCTTTGACGCTGAGGAGGCCGGGCAGCGAGTGGGCGCTGTTTCTCTCCTCGGGTTGGCTCCTGTAGACAGCAAAGTCGCCTCCGCGAAGGGCCTTGACCTCGAAGGCGCGACGCACGTTCGAGCTTTGGAGTACCTCGAAGCGGCTGGTTACCCGGTAACTTGGGACAAAGCGTAAGGAATAGCGGAGTATGGTCAGTGGTGGCATTGAAGCAGGCAGAAGCAGTGGGTTCGGCTCTCCCGGACCCGGTGCATACTGCCGCCACCACTGTGCCGACCCCACGTCCGGCGGTCTCAAACAAGCCAGCGCCTGGGCAGCTAGGCCCGAAAGGGATGCAGCCCCGACAAACCTACTCTCGAGTGAATACGGGCATACCGTCAACACCAGAGGCAGGTATGGGCGCGCAGAAGAGCAGTCTCAGAGGAACAGAGTTTTTGCCCGCCAAAGTAGCGGGAGCAAAGGTGAGTAACATGGGTAGCTTGATGGCACGGCCAGATCTGAACACGTTGCTGAAGCACGCAATGGAGGGCACGATCAGCAGGGTCGATATCAACGCAGAAGTTGCTCGTCAGATGGGGCAGCACGATGGGTCTGAGAAGACTGCGTCTGCAGAAGATGATGAGGTTCATGTCTCTACAGAGCAGGTGGAGAAGCTTGCTGCCGCTGTGGGGTATATAGCGGAGCAGCTCGCGAAAGAAGCAGACCAGATGGAGGTCTCGGAGTCTGCTGTCGGCGGGAGCAACATCGACGCTGGGCAGATGGGCCAAGCCACCAGTGGGAATCAGCCGCCTATGACACCAGCCCTTCAAGGGGAGAAGGTGCAGAGCGGTGCTGCCAATACAGGGCTTGAGACCAATGATGCGATGAAGCATCCAGCTCAACCGGTTGAACCCATAAAGAATGAGAAGACAGCTGAAGCGGACCCAGAGAGTCACTTTATTCGTAGGCATTTTCTTGGTACCCCGATCTCTGCTGCGATAGAGGCAGAGAGGGGCAAGAAGCTGAAAGCATTAGCTAGTACCGGGGGGCATGGTTTAGAGGAAACCCTAAAAGGAACGGGCATCGGCGCCGTCGGGGGCACGGCAGCTGGGGCACTATACGGGCTCGCTGCCGGTCCACAACTTCGCAGAGTGGGCATGCCATTGTCCCAAGCTATCGGTACAGCAGGTATTCTTGGTGCAGGCCTTGGTGCAGGCCTTGGTGGCCTGAAAGGGAAGATGGGTAGGGAAGCTAGCCGTTTGCATGGGGAGTACAGTAAGCATAAGAAGACAGCTGCCGACGAAGACCCAGAAGGGCACAAGGTACGTAGATTCTTTTTGGGTAATCCCGTCTCGGCTGCCATCGAGGCAGAGAAGGGCAAGAAGCTCAAGTCTTTTGGTAGGGCAGCTGGGCATAGCGCTGTAGAACAGGCTAAAGGTATGGGCATAGGTGGTGTAGGTGGGGCTGGTCTTGGTGCTGCTATCGGGGCAGCGGTTGGGGCTAAGAAAGGCATTCCTCTTAAGCGTGCTCTCTCACGTGGGGCTGTGGTAGGAGGTCTCGGAGGTGCCTACGCAGGTGGTGTTGCTGGTAGCACTAAAGGCCAGTTAGACCGTAGAGCTTCTGAGATACATGGAGAATAAATCGGAAGAGCGTCGTGTAGGGAAAGATGTTCAGGCTT